GGGCAAGCGCGGCTGCCTTGAAGCAACACCAGTTTGCCTTCCTGCCAGTACAGTCCAAGAAGATTGTACTAGACGCAACCAAGGGCATTTTCCCAAAAGGTCGCAATGTCGATGCTGTGGAGATGCAAGTCGCAATAAACAAGATGGGAAGTGATATCGAAGGCTCCCCTGCGGCGGCCCTGAGCGGCGTCAAGCTACGTAAGGAAGAGTTGCCCAGTGAGGGATACAAGGTCTCGCCATCGCTGTACGCCGACTACACGGTCTCTGGGCTTGAACTTGAGACCAAGTATGGTACAACCAAGTATGTGAAAGATATCACTGGCCAGCTGAGGGACAATGCTCCCAGCGTTACCTATGACTATTCTTTCGAGGTTCGCCCCAGTCAGCAAGACCTGAATCTGGCTCTAGGCTACATGTCAAGGACTGACATATATCTGGAGAAGGGAGCAGGCGGTTCTCTGGCCCCGGGCGTTGTACTGAACAGCAGCAACCTCTCAGCCGCCTCACAGGTGATACAGGAGACAGAACAGGCTCGCCTGAACACTGAGTTAGCCCAAGCCATGGCGTGGGCTAAGGAGCTTGCAGGGGCTGCCCTGAGCGCCGAGAACCAAACCAGCAAGATTGGAGAGCTGACACTGGAGAGGGCAACCTCTACCTTTATCAATCACGCCCTGAATGGGAGTGGTAGAGAGGGCAGTAGCAGGCTCCTGTTGCTCCCTAACGAATATAACATTCCATTCGGTACTAAGGAGACAGCTAACATCTCTGGCACTTGGGAAGGCTCGCCCTACACTCGTGAGCAGTTTGCTAAGACAGGGATAGATGACAAAGACCCTCGCTACTGGACTTCCCGTCCTAGCGTGAAGGAGTCTTTGTACGGTGGCAAGGGTGTTGACCCACTCGCCCGTGATTACAACTATGAGCAAGCACTGTACAAGGCTCACTATGTGCAGCGTGTTCTCAGGGAGCAGATGCCCGAGCACCGCAATGAGTCTGAAGGCGAAGGCAGATATGTTCGTGGCCAAGACCCTCTGGATGAGACTCAGCGCGAAGGTATGCAGAGATGGGGAGAGGCTTCCTTGCTTGGTCTGGATGGCCAACCAACTGCTGGTGACGTAGACTCAGATAGATTCTCTATGAACATAGGTCTTGCTCGTTATGAGGAGGGTGCTGATGGAGACATCACAGGTGGTGCTGCGGGTGGTGGCGGAGCTGCTGCTGCTGTAGCTGCCTATGATCGTACCATGCACTTCGCCCAGTTCGGTGAATACGCTGACGATTTCCGTGGGGGGGTCTTCGGGGATAATGGCACGGGCAAAGGCTCAGCCAGAGCAGCCTCCTTGGATGGTGCACAGGATGTGCTTACCGAGCAGCAACTCTACAGGGAAGCCATGGATGCTGGAGCCACTCAAGCCGAGGCATACGAGTTTGCACAGGCTGGTGGTGATCAACCTATCGAGCAGTATATGAGCAGGCGAGTAGATGTTTACTCCGACTCTATGTCAGCTCGTGAAGAGTATCTCTGGAATGTCAGGCAGAACAAACCACCCGAACAGGGAAGTCAGGAATGGTTTAGCCAGCGCAAGGGAAAGCTGACAGCATCTATCGCTGCACAGATGATGACTAGGCACGGTGTGCAGATAGCTGCTCGCAACTTGCTGGAGGACAAGCTAGACCCAACAGGAAGTCTGGGATACCGTAGCAGTGGCAACAGAGTGTTTGAGGGTAATACCTTTACTGCTCGTGGTAATGCTGGTGAGGAAGCTGCCAAGCGAAAGTTTCTTATGCAGAATAAAGGTATCAAGGCGGAGGATACTTTCTTCGAAGAGAATCCTTTGTACCCGGGCATGGGTGCTACACCTGATGCAATACTCTTCGATGACAAGGGAAATTCCGCAGGTCTACTAGAGTTGAAGGTTCTGAAGTCTGGGAGGATTCCCGGGGCAATGGACAGGTACACTGCACAGATGCAATTGCAGATGCTTATCACTGGAGAGACCCAGACAACCCTGTTCGTAGTTGACGCAGCAACTGGGGAAACTACGCAGGACATAATGTACGCTGACGAGGAATATCAACAAGAGCTAATTGAACGGCACGAAGAAGTACGCAACCTAATGGGTGGTGTGCCTGAGTCCGTGGAAGGAGTATTACAATTGAGGGAATTTAATAAGGCTAAGGGAGGATTAGCTGCGAAGCAAGCTGCTGCTGCTGGCCAAGCCGCTAGATATAATCCTCAACCTGAAACGCCACAGGAAGCTGCGATGACAGCTTGGAAGGCTGGTACTGGGCCTCGGACACAAGGACAACAATGGGATGCTGCTGCACGCCATGTCGGTTCACGTACTACTGAGGAGCAAGCTGGCGATGTGATGACAGAGATGTTCCGCATCAGGCAGGACGATGCTGCTAAGCTATCTTCCAAGGGCATTACTGAACAGCCTGCAACAGACGCTAGGGTTAGCACAGAAGAGCTTGAGCAGGCGCACGCAGACGCATTGCAGCACGCACAAGATCGTATACAGGCTGAAGGTGAAGCTAGCGATTCCGTGCGCGAGTTCTCTGACTCATTAAAGCAAGCACAAGATTCTGCAAAGTCGTGGGCTGGTGCTGTTGACGATGCCTTCAAGATGATTCGTGAAGGTATGGCTTCTGGCATGGGTACTATCCGACTCGCTGCTGAGATTGGTCAAGGTGCTGATGAGACTCGTGGCTCGCAATGGGCTATGCGTCAAGGTGGTATCGACGAAAGGGATGCGAACAGTTTGTTGATGGCTGCTGGAAACATGCAGGCCAAGTTCAACAACGAAGAAACAGCTGCTTCTGAATTCACTCGTATTAAGGCTGAGCTTGGTAAGTCTCCCGGGATAGCGGACAAGTTCGACACTGTTCGGTGGGAGAAGATGAAAGGGATGAGTCCCTCTCAGTTACTTAACTTCGCTGACAAGGAAAGCAGAGACCTCTCCCCTGAGATGCGTTCACAGTACATGAGGGTAATGGGCTATGACAAGTTGGCTGCTTACGATGGTCGTGGTGGGTCTATGACTCAATCCGTTACTGTTGAGGCGGAGGCAATGCGACAAGCCAACCTCGGACAGGAAGACGGACTTATTGGCCACCAAATAATTCAGGAAGCTACAGTCTCAACCCTAAAGGGTGATGAGACCAGTTACAACAAAGGTCTTGGCGTTGCCACCAATGAAATCTTGAATAGCTATAAGTCTACTTCAAATGCCATTGTTAAACTAGGCACTGCTGCTCTGGCCGCTGGTGCAATACTTGGCGGGAAGGCTGGGGATGCGGGACTGCTTGAAGGGGCTCGGATGGGTGCTGTGGAGATGATTGAGGCAGCTAATAGCCCAGACAACTACGACTCACAAGGAAATGTTATTCTTCCTAGTCGTAGGGTGGAAGCCACACAGTCTGCTAGCCAAGGAAATGGCAAGCCTCAAGTAAATATCAACCTTACTAACATCGTTGATAAGAATGGCGACTCTGAGCTTGAGGCGAAAACAGACGATGCCGATATCAATATTGCAGGTGGGCATTTCTCTCCACTTAGAAACAGCAACTAAACTAATGACCTCGGAGGTCTTATGAAGAAATTTGGTCAAGAGGTCATTCTCAAGATAACTGATAAGAACGGGCGCGCAATACTAGACGCAACCGGACTTCGCGTAGACTTTGATGTGAGGGAGGTTGATGGTTTCAGTAGAGCCTCAATCTCAATTTATAATCTAAATGAAGAATCCATCGCGAACCTTATCGGTGGCAACGCCGACCACTATGCAACAGTAACAACTCGATTGCATGGCTCACAGGAATTTGTGGTGATATCAGATTTCTTCATCTCAAATACCATCACAGAAAACAAGATACCAAATGTGATTACTACCCTGTACTGCTATTCAAAGGGAAAGGAAATTCTTGAGAAGCAAGTAAACATAGAGGAGGTCAACCAGCCAAAACTGGAAAACCTAATTACTGCTCTGCTACTTGATGCGGGTTATCAGGGTAGGGTTAGGTATCAATGCTTCCCAAGTAACCAGCAAGAGTACATCCCGCCACGTCCAAAGGCTCCACTTATCGGCTCAGTCAATCAATGCCTCAACGATCTTAAAAGAGAGCATGGCTTCCTGAGCTACACAAGGCCTGACGAGTTTCTGTTTGTGTACACACCAAATCTTGCGCAGGTTCCTCTCACGGAGCTGGATAACTTACAGCCGGTGGTCCTTAACACCAACAACATGCGAGCCAATCCCAAGTTGGCACCAGCACAGCTACAGGTTGTCTCTAACCTCGACGGCAACATTGAGCCGGGAGCTGTACTGGATATTTCCCAGCTACTTACTGCTGGCACTTCGCAAGACGAGCAGACTCTACAGATAGCAAAAGACTTTGCTAGAAAGTCGATAGCAGGCTACAGTCGCTACCAGACTCTCGTTGTACAGCACAAAGGAAGTAACTACACTTCTGAGTGGCAAACACAGGCTACTGCGGTAGCTCCCCTTGACGGTTTGGCAATGCCAACCACCCACTGGTTTAGGTAATTGATATGGCCACAGTAACTCCAGCTATGATTTCTTATCCGTATGGTGGTACGGTTGATGAAACAGAAACAATCAAGTTCCACACAGTAATCTCTGAGGCCCACCAAGCCTCTGCGGAGATCACCAAGTTTCCAGTACAGACAGGCTTCCTTGTTAGCAACAACTCTATTCGAAAGAACAGGGTAGTTACTATTACCGGCATCATAACCAATATACTATTTGGTAAGATGGTTGGTCGCAAGGCTGCACTGGCTGATGGACTAATCCAATACTCAAGTAACAGCGCCAGCACAATCTTCGAGGAGCTGGAGAGACTGGTAAACGAGGCAGAGCCCTGCGAGGTAGTAACAAACCTTGGCGTTTATGGCCCTGTCGTCTTTACCAAATTCAGTACCAAGCAAGTAGCTGGCATGACAGACGCAATGGAGTTCACCATTACGGGTGAGGAGCTTGTCGTGTCTGGTGCAGTCAACGGTACAACACCTAAGTTGCTTTCCTTCTCCGAGCTGACTGGCTCTAAAAAGGCCACTCGCGAGGCCCTACTTAGGGAAGCAGGAATAGAAGTTTGTGCGTGCAACAAGATTAGTGAAGCGAACTTTACAATGGGTCAAGACTTTGTAGCCGATGGGGTAGATAGTGCAGGTGTTCGCACCCGACACACTTTCCTCTCGACAGGGCAAGACCCTTCCACTAGCTCATGGGCATACGAGGCACATACCAGTGCTATAGACTTATACAATCCAAATGCAACCTCAGACATCCTAACAGCCGCAGAAGCAGCTGAGCGCCTGAAGGACTTTGCTAACAATACCAAAGGCGGCTTTGCGCAGGTGAGCTCTTGTCTAATTAACGAGGGAGATCGGGTGGCCACAGAATTAGCTACTGACCTTATCGACACAGCTATGGGTGAGCTTCGCAAGTCCCTCTATGGTGCTGTCTATGAGACAGTTCACATGACTGACAATCAGTATGCCCAATCCCTGATACAGTCTGGCATAGGCTGCTTAGTGCGAGGAATAACTAACGCTGACCCGAAGTTTCCCTACACTCCCGGCGAGTCCCTTCCCAGTACTGATCAGATACTGACAGCGGCTACTAAGTGGGGAAGAGATAAGCTAGACCCCACAGTGAACAATACCAATACTGGTTTAACAGGTGCGAACTCCATAGTGACAAAAGTGGAGTGTTGCGAATAAGGAGTCCCGCATGAATTGGGAAGACTACAATATAGTAATGCCCGGGCGCGTGGTGGAGTACTTCCCAGCGACCCAGACCGCAACCATACAGGTTTCTGCTGAAAGGATTTTCTACTCGGCCACGGATTCGGAATCCACTATAAAGCGTGGCAAGTTGATGGATGTTCCTGTCCACACAGTTTCTGGTGGCGGCTACTCAGTAACTATGCCTATTAAGGCTGGAGATACTTGCCTGATGCTGTTCAGTCAGTTCGGGTATGACCACTGGCTGTGGCTGGACAAGGATAGTGCGGGGTCATTTGCAAAGAACCCTGCTCCTTGGTTGCGACGAACGTTCTCCAACAAGGACGGTCTAGCCATCGTAGGCCTGAACACAATCCCCCGGGCTATCCCAAACTACTCAGCCACGGACGCAGAGTTTCGTAATACTGAACTGACCCAGTACATCTCCTTGAGAGAGGCTGGGGACATTGACATTGTTGGACCTGCTGCGGGTTCTCTTGAGCTTGCCACCACATACACAGTGACAGTGCCTGATACTACGTGGACAGGCAACCTAGTAGTTACAGGAACAACCCATAGCATTACAGGGAATATCACCCTAACCGGCGTTGTAACTATTGCTGGAAGTCTGGTTATGGGTGGAGGGGCCATAAGCGGTGCTGCTGACCCGGTTAACCCGCAGGACGTAATGACTAAGGCATACGGGGACTCAAACTACACCGACTTTGTTGGCCTCACTGGCGATGAGGTAGTCGCTGGCATAAAGACTTTCACTAGTGAGCTACAGGCAAGGAACGCAGACATACGTACCTTTGGCACTGCCGCGACTGAGCGCAGACTCACAGCCGCAAATAGTGCAGGGGCTGTCGGGCTTGCCTGTCTTACTTCGGGTGATGCACAACTGGGGCAGTACAATGCCTTCGGAGTATCTCACCAGTATAGCTGGATGTCCTTTGTACGTGATGGGGAAGTAGGCCTTAACTCAAAGACTACTGTAAAGGTGCGGGGTGACAGAACAGATGGAACCTCAGGAGTTGATCTACAGGCGCGTAATGGTGTAACCAATACAATACAGTCGGGTGTTGAGGTTGGAGGGACTACCTCTGGAGTATTTGCCAGACTAAACTTTAATACTTACCCGAGGCTGCAAAGCACAGCGAACGGAGTGACATCATATGGTTCTCATAAATTTCAGCCTGTTGCTACGGATACTACAGCTACCTACGCAGTCCATATCTACAACAATTCAAACACGTCAGTGTACTCTCAGTGTGTGCAGTTTAGCTCAAGCGGAGCAACTGATCAGGGTTCTATACATTCCCGTAATGGGCTCATCCCGAAGTTTGTAGCACCTTCTGATATCCGACTAAAGAAAGATATAGTTGAGGTAGACTTGGAAGAGTCTATGGCAAAGATCGAAGCTGTGCGTGTTGTTGACTATACCAAGATGTCTCACATGTGGCATGGGGATGAGGAGCGTAATGCTCTCTGCCCAGCACAGGTAGAGGCAGAGAATATACGGGGTGCTATAGCTCAGGAGTATGCGGAAGTTTACCCCGAAGGTGTAAGCCTAAATAGCGGGGATGACCCTGAAGAGTCTTACTACGTAATGGGTATCGAACACGACTGGGACTTGCTTAATTCTGTTAAGTACCTCAAGCGTGAGAACGATAGCCTAAAAGAAATGATGCAAGCATTGACGGAGAGAATAAATGTCCTTGAAGAAAGCAACAACGGAATTGGTTGACCAGTACCAGAGTGAAGTTGAAGGCTGGCTATATGACATGGCAACTGAAGAGTGTCCTGCCCATGAGATTTACAATCGTTTGGTTTCGGACGAATATGAAATGTTCTTCACCTTCACAGGTGAGGGACGCATCATAGGTATCGTTGTCTTGTTCACCCGGGATGATGGCGTGCTAACATTTGTTGGCGCTGCTGGAGATGTCTGGAATGAGTGGGACACGTTACACTCTCAGTTTGTTGCACTGGCACAGTCAAGGGGACTCAGCACAATTGAGTTCAGAGGACGGCGAGGTTTCCTTCGCACGTTCAAGAAATTTGGGATGACGGAGAAATATACTGTCATGCAATTCACAGTTTAAGGAGCTGCTAATGAGTACCTATCTAGCACTTGATAAAACCACAGGAGACCTGATACTTCAGGACGGTGGTGGAGTGGCCCGTGTAGACGATGGCCGCTTTGTAGTACAACAGGTACAGAGCAAGTTACGCACTGGCCTGACTGAGTGGATACTCGACCCTTCCATCGGATGGCTGAGCCTCTCGGACTTTGAGCGGGGCTTTGATAGGTTCAACATTGAAACTCGCGCACGTAAAATCATCTTGGCTACTCAGGGTGTTCTGGTAGTTGACAGTTTGTCTGCCACCTATGAAGCAAGAAAATTAACTATACAGTTCACCGCACGTACCATCTATGGTGAAATTTCATTAACCGTACCTTGGGGAGCAACCTAATGGCAGGATTAACTTCTTCTGGTTTTGTGCCAGAAACACTTGAGGATATTCAAGAGCGCATCAAGGGAAAGCTGGAGCTAATAAATCCCGGCTTTGACTTTAGCCCCGAATCTCCTGACGGTCAGTTGGTTGAAATCTTCGCATTCGAATTGTGGAATGCTTGGACGCAACTTGACCTAGTATATAACAGCTACAACCCTGCGGTTGCTACTGGTGCGGCACTTCGCAACATTGGCCTGATCTCTGGCCTGACTTACGGAACAGCCAACCGATCTTACGCAACTATTGAGCTGCAAGGAACTGCGGGAACTGTCGTGCCAGCTAACTCCATAGTTACTGATGATGACGGCAACGAGTTCTACGTGGCTTTCAACACAACCATTCCCAGTAACGCACAAGTTATTAGCCGTGTCCCGGGACCGATACCTGTACCTATCTCGACACTTACCACTATCACAACACCGATCAGTGGCTGGACTTCGATCACGCAGACTACTGCGGGTACTATCGGAACCTTGGCAGATAGCGAACAGAAGTATCGTAACCTACGACAGACTACTGTGATGCGCAACTACACATCCGTAGTAGATACTATGCAGGCTCGCCTGTTAGAGTTGGGAGTAGACCAAGCAAGCGTATTCAACAATGACGCAACCATTAAC